CATAATGCTGGTACCCAAGGTCAATACCAAACAGACCGCCCGCCCGCTTACGATCCCTGCCCCTATCGGCGGGTTGAACGGGCGTGACGGTCTAGCGGATATGCCGTCGAAAGACGCGTTCGTACTCGACAACTGGATACCCGGTACTGCCACGTGCGATGCGCGAGGCGGACATTCGCAGTGGGTAGCCGCAGCGTCGGTAGGCGGGCCGGTTGAAAGCCTAGTGGCGTATGTCGGCGGCGCGGTCGCCAGCAAGAAGCTGTTGGCGTTCGGTAACGGCAAAATCGTTGACGTGACAACGAACGCGCCGCCCGCCGCGCTACAAACTGGCCGTTCTGGCAACCAAATTGTCAGTACAATGTTCAGCAACGCTGGCTCGCAGTTCCTAATCGGAGTGTCCGGCCTAGACGTGATGTTTTCGTATGACGGCACAACCGTCACCAATCTAACCATTACTGGCCTTACCGGCTCAGCGACAACGCTATCGCACGTGTTCGCTTTCAAAGGGCGACTGTACCTCGCGCAGAAAGACCAACTAGGCTTTTACTACCTAGGTGTCGGCAACATTCAAGGTGCGGCGTCGTACTTTGATTTGTCGCAAGTCGCCAAGAAAGGTGGGTACCTAGTCGCAAGTGCGTCGTATAGCGCGGACAGTGGCAATGGCCCTGCGGACTATATTGTGTTCATCACGTCCGAAGGCGAGTACATTGTGTACGCCGGTACGGACCCGTCGAACGCTGCTAATTGGTCACTAGTTGGCCGCTACTATTCAGCACCGCCTATCGGTCGCCGCTGCGCGTTCAACTACGGCTCCGAACTCGTTATCCTAACACTCGGCGGCGCGATACCATTTTCGTCCATCCGCAGCGAGGGCGGCGTAGCAGAGGATGACGCGCTAACCTACAAGCTAGGTGCGTACATTCAGGATAAAAACGTCAATTCAGGCGTTCATGGGTGGCAGGCGGCGCTGTACCCTAAGAAGGGCCTACTGTTCGTCAATGTCCCTGCGACCTCTAGTATCGCCGGGGCGTTCGTGCAATTCGTACAAAACACGAAAACCAAGGCGTGGACGCGCTTTACGAACCTGAACGGCATCTGTTGGTGCGAGTTCAACGGCGACATGTACTTTGGTAAGTACGATGGTCGCATTATGAAATACGATACAGGGCAGCTAGACGATGGTGGCCCAATTCTGCTAGATTGTAAGCAGGCGTACAACTATTTCGAGGACGGTAGCGGTACTACCAACTCGAACAAGCATTTTCACTTCGCCAAGCTACTGCTAGGCTGCGACGGTGATCCTCCGCTAAACGCACAGTTCAACGTGGACTATGTGGAGGATCAACCGCAGTACGTTGCTGGCGTGCCGGACAATACCGGCGCTACTTGGGATATTTCGTCATGGGATATTTCATCGTGGGGGAACGACGTAGCTACGAAGTTCTTTATGGTGAGCATCGGTAAGTTCGGCGTGGCAGGGTCGCTGTGGGTACGAGCGTCCCTGAATGGTTTAACGTTGAAATGGTACGCCACGCAGTACATTTTCAGCAAGGCACAAGGCGTTCTATGACATGTATGCAATTCCAGCGGGCGACAAGACCGAAATGGTTGGGCAGTATATCATGCACAAGGTACCGGGCTTACGCCTAGTACCGGGCAGCTATGCGGCTTTTGCGTTCCTGTCGGACAAGGGGGACTTTTCTGGCGGGGCTGTAATTTCAAATTTCAGGCAGGGCGATTACGGGAACGACTGTGAGATTAGCTGCGCGGCAGAAACGCCTATGGCGTTCCGTCCCGGCATCTGTAAGGCGGTATTTCAGTACGTGTTTGTACAGTTAGGTTGCACGCGTTTGACGGCCATTACAACGAAGAAAAACAGGCGCACTCGGGCGTTCTTAGAAGCGCTCGGATTTGCTCTTGAAGGCTGCGTAAGACGCGCATATGACGGTAGAAACAGCGCGCTAATCTATGGGCTTTTAGCCGAGGATTGCCGCTATTTGGGGGCGGGGGCTTCCGGGGGGATAGATGGGGAAGAAGTCAGGGCCAGCGGCACCGACGCCGCCTGATCCTGTCGCTACGGCGGCTGCACAATCTACGTACAACCGCGAGGCCGCGATTGCGCAGGCCAACCTGAACCGTATTGACCAAGTTACTCCGCAGGGGTCAATTTCGTACCAACAGATCGGTACGAACTCGGACGGTACTCCGCAATATCGGCAGACGCAAACGTACTCACCGGAACAGCAAGCGCTGTACGACCAACAGAACCAAATTGCTCAGGCGTTAGGCAGTACGGCGCAGGACCAGATTGGCCGCGTCAACGCCACCATGGGCGCGGACTTCAATTACAATGGTATGACGCCTAGGGTTACAGGCGTTAACACCCAACCTGTACAGCGCGTCAACGGCACGACGAACCTGCAAACGTCCCTTGGGCCTTCGGGCAACATTCAAACGGACGTGGGGCCGAACGACTTTAGCGCTGATGCTCGCCGCGTTGCGGACAGCGTGTATAATCAGGCGACCTCGCGCCTTGATCCGCAGTTCAGCCAGCAAGACAGTGACATGCAAGCGAAACTTGCAGCGCAAGGCATTTCCAACAATTCGGACGCGTACCGTCGCGAGTACGACAACTTCAATCGTACTCGCAATGACGCGTACAATCAAGCCAACTACAGCGCAATTCAGGCTGGCGCTAACGAGCAGTCGCGTCTGTTCGGCCTCGACCTACAGCGTGGTAACTTCCACAATCAAGCGCAGGATCAACAGTACACGCAGAACCTCGGCGCAGGCGAGTTCGGCAACAACGCGCAGACGCAGCAGTTCCAGAACACTATGGCGGGAACTGGCTTCAACAATCAGGCCGGTGCGCAGCAGTTCAATCAGGACGTGCAGAACGCGAACTTCGCGAATACGGGGCGGCAGCAAGAAATTCAGGAGGCGTCTTACCTCCGCAATCTGCCGCTCAACGACATTGCCGCTTTGCTCGGTACTGGCGGTGGTGTGCAAAATCCGCAATTCAGCAACGTATCGCAAGTCGGCGTCGCCGCGCCCGATTACATGGGGCAGGTGAACAACACGTTCAACGCGCAAACAAACCAGTACAACCAAGCGCAGGCGAACCGTTCGTCTGGCCTCGGTTCAATCTTCGGGTTGGCCGGTTCGTTGGCAACCGCCATTCCGTGGTCTGATCGCCGCTTGAAACACAACATCGTACGTATCGGCACGCTGGCAAACGGCCTCGCCACGTACGTGTTCAGTTACATCGGCAGCAAGGCACGTCATTTCGGCATCATGGCGCAAGAAGCGCTTGGCATAGTACCGGATGCGGTGCTCGTTGCTGACAACGGCTACTTGGCCGTCGATTACAGGAAGGTGTGGTAATGGCGACGTTTACTCCCGAAATCACACAGGCGTACCAGAACGATCCGCGCACCAAGCTGGCGCAAATTATGGTACAGAACGGCACGAACACCGCGCCTGTAGCTGGTGGCGGGTGGGCATGGGCAGACGGCATTGCTCGCGCTCTGTCCGGCCTTGCTGGCGGCTACGTACAGCACAAGCAACAGCAAAAGTACGAGAAGCGCGAACAGGACATGACGAACGCGGTTGCCGCCGCTCTTGCAGGAAATGCGACGGCAGCACCGGGGGGTGGGGGTATGGTGCCGCCGTCGCCGGGGGTACAGGCGGGGAGCGGGGAAGCACCGCCTGTCGCGGCCCAACCGCCTGCCCCGGCGATGGTTCCGCCGCCACCGCAAAATAATGCGCCCGATCCACTGGCCCCTCTGTCGCCTCAGGGCGCTCCGCAGGGCCTTCCGCCCGCCGCTATCGCTCAAGCCCCTCAGGCGGCTCCTGCGGCCCCTCAGGGGCCTTCCCCGGCCTCGCAGGCTGTCCCGGCTGCGGCCCCACAGATCGCCGCCGCGCTTGGCGGGGGAGGCGCGGCTACTCCCGCAGCCCCTTTTCCCGTATCATCCCGTACGGCCCCGGTAGCCAGAACCCTTACGGGTACGCAAGGTACTAACCTAACCGGCGCGAGCATGGTACAGGCTATGCTCCCTATTACCCGGAGTACTGAGAGTAATGACCACGACTTCGGTAGCGACGGCAAAGCCGTTACAAGCCCCAAGGGAGCCAAGTACGCCATGCAGGTTATGCCTGCAACTGCGCGCAAACCGGGGTTCGGCATTACGCCAGCGCGCGATGATAGCCCTGCTGAGTACAATCGTGTCGGGACTGAACTACTCGGTAAGCTAACCGAAAAGTACGGTGGCGACGCTGCAAAGGCGTGGGCTGCGTACAATGCCGGTTCGCGCCGCGTGGATCATGCGCTAGCCGTCGCCGCGAGGAAAGGTACGAACTGGCTTGACCATATGCCTGCCGAAACGCAGGCGTACGTGCAAAAGAATGTGGCGTTGCTCGGTAACACAGACCCGTCGCAGGGCGAGTACTATCCGCCAGCGCAACAAGCCGAATTGAAGCCCACTGGCCCGGTGCAGTACCAGACGCCTGAACCGGAAGTCGCGGCACTGCCGGACCGTCCCGCCGACCGTGGCGCGGCGAAGTCGTACCGCATGGCGGCGGGTAACAAGTTGCTGGCGCTCCGCGACCCGGCTCTGTTCCAGCGTGCCATGGAAATGCTCGACAACGGCATGGGTGAACAGTTCACTGCCGACCGTGAAGCGCTGAAAGAGAACAACAACCGCGACGACACGCTGTACGAAGCGGGTATTAACGATCATTATACCGGCGCTAACCAGAAGCGCGCCGCAGCGTACGATGCCCGCGCTCGCGAACAGGCGGAAACGTACAACTACGGTCGCGAAATGCGCGGGTACGGCCATGAGGACAACACGCTTGCCGCGCAGCAAGGTTTCACGCACAACGAGCGGTTGGGTTCGCAAGAGTTCGAGGCGGGCCAGAACGCGCTTAACCGTGCGATGCAGGAAAAGCTGACGAACTTGCAGATTGAAGGCAAGAAAGACGTTGCGAGCATGAAAGCGCAGCGTTGGCAGAACTTCCTTCAGACGCCGCAGGGTTCAAAAATGTACACTGCGGCTAACGACGCCGTACAGAAAAACGACAACATTGTGGCGTCGATTGACAATTTCATGGACGTGAACAAGGATCATGAAACGGGCGGCATGATCCTGAGCACTCCCATTGCTGGCGGCGCGTACCGGGTAACTCACCCGAGCATTCAACAGATGGACAGCCTTGTACACAACCTTGCCCCGCAACTGCGCGCAGCCGGGCAAGGTTCCATGTCGGACCGCGACTTGAAGCTGTTCGAGCAGTCAATTCCGAATACCGGTATGCCGTACCGCATTAACCAACAGCGCGCCGCGCAGTTTAAGGCGTTCGTCGGTCGCATGAACGATTTTGAAATTAACAAGGTGCAGGCGGCGTCCGAGGGCCGGGGCGTGGACTTCATGCGGGAATGGAGCGCGTACCGCAGTAGCGTCCCTGTACTTATCAAGAATAAGGACGGCAGCATGACGGCCGGCATGTCGTTCGACGATTGGAAGGCGTCACTTCCGCAGTACGATGCGAAAGGGAACCGTAAGTAATGCCTATCGTGCAGACCGCTAACGGCCCTGTCATGGTGGACGACAACGCGCCGCCTGAGGTAATCGCGCGCATCCGTGCGCAGAACTCGAAACCGCGCGCCTCTGCCCCTGCCACGCGTATGGCAATGCCGACGCCCACGCTAAGCCCCGACCAGCAAGAAGTACAGCGCCGCCTGAACATCGAAAACAAAGTCGATACGGGCTTTGGCAGCGGGCTACAGCGCAAGTTCCTACAGGGCATCACGTCTAATCACATGGACGAACTGCTCGGCGGCGTGGATGCGGCTACGCGTGGCGTGTACAATGCCTTCAAGAAAGGTGACATTCACGAAATCGGCAAAGAGTACCGTATCAGCCGCGACGTGGAACGCGCCAAGGATCAGCAGGACTCGCAAGGAACCGGCAGTACAATAGCGGAGATTGCAGGCGCGCTCGCTAACCCTATCGGTACCGGCGCGAAAGCGTTGCAGGCCCTTAAGTTCGCGCCGAAACTGGTACGCGCCGGACAAGCCCTAGAGAAAGCGCCTGCACTTATTCAGGGCATTACGGCGGGCGCACTGCAAGGCGGGCTGAACGCGGAAGGATCGGCGCGCGAGTTCGATCCCTACGCAATCGGACAGGGCGCTGTTACAGGGGCCGCGTTCGGCGGCGCGCTCGGCGGGGCCGCAGTAGGCGCACGCCGGGGCGTACAGATTTTGCGCGACCGCGCTCCCGCCGCCGCTGAGCGTATCGCGCACATGCGTATTGGCCGTATGCTAGAGGACGCCGGTACGACACCGGAACGGGCTGAGCGCGAACTAGCCGTTACAAAGGCACGTGGCGGTGATCCGGTCCTAATGGAAATGACGCCGGGGCTGCGCGCGGAAGGCGCTGCGCTCTCTCGTCGCCCCGACATTCCCACGTCAAACGCAATGATTGACCGGGGCCAAGAACGCCTTTTAGACCGCCCGGCGATGTATGAGCAAAAGTTGCGCGAGTATATCCAGCCTTCTACTGGCGTTGACGCCGACGCGCACCTTGCCAGCGTCACTGGCGCACGTAAGGCGCATGGCGTCAACGACTACGAGCAAGCGCTTGACGGCAAATTCCATTGGAACAACGACCTGCAAGAGTTCATGGCGAAAGCACCGCCTGAAATGCACGCGGCTATGCGTGACGGCGCACACCTTGCCAGCCTGTACGATCAGGACGTTGGCAAGCTAGGTATGAAAGTACAGCCGGACGGCGCTATCGTGATGGACACTACGCCGTCCATGCGTGTGTTCGACTACGCTAAGCGCGCCATGGACGCGAAAATTTCAGCCGCGTACAAGGCTGGCGACAACGCTTTAGCTGGCGGGCTGTCTAATCAGCTTTCCAAGTTCAAGCAGAAAATCATTGACGCTAACCCGCAGTACGCTGACGTGCTCGCCAAACAACAAGATTACTTTCAACGCGCCAAGGCACTGGAACTTGGTACGGACGTTGTAAGCCGTATGAAAGCGGAACCGAAGAAAGTACTTGCCGAACTTCGTGCGCTAGACCCGACGAAGCATGATGATGCGCGTACTGGTATCGCAGACGCTCTTATAGCGCTACGGTCGCAGAAAGCGGACCCGGTTACATGGTTTAAGGGTCTCGCTCGTACGCCCGAACAGCGCAAGGTGCTAGAGTTCGCTTTCAACGGCAAAGGCAACTTGAACCGTTTTGAGCGGTGGATGGACCGCGAACTACGCGCCAAACGGGCCGACGAAATGATCGCGCCGGGCAGGCAGTCGATCACAAGCACGGTGGAAGGCGCGAACAAGAGCCTAGGCGGCGACGTGGGCGACATAGCGGAACACGGCCTGCGCGGTTTCGCGTTCGGTGGTCCGGCAGGCGCTTCGGCGGGCATCACCCGTAAGCTAATGGACCTCAAAAACGGCATGTCGCCTAGCGCTCTTGACGCCATGGCAAAGGCCCTTATGGGTGACGGTACGGGGGTAGCGGGCAAGGTTTCGCAGGCGCGCACGTACGCCAAAATCCGTAAGATTAAGAACGCACGTGCGGCGGTTCTGGCGGCTAAGGCGGGGCAACAGCCTATTACAGACTACGCGGGGGATTAGTACATGCCATTCGACGGATCAGGCAATTTCACGCGGAACTACAACTTCCAGCAGGACCGCGACAACGGCATCAAAATTCTTGCCGCGCGCATGGACGGCGAGTTCGACAACTTCGCCACCGGTATGAACTTGGTGTTCTTTCGTGATGGTCGCGTACCTCTGTCCGCCGACCTACGTATGGGCATCAATCGCATCACCGGCCTTGCAGATGGGTCTGTGGCGTCGCCCGCTATCAAGTTCAATACCGACGCCAGTACGGGGCCTTACCTCGATGGTTTGAGCCGGTACGGTATAAGCGTCAATGGCGTTCAGCGCAGCGTGCATACTTCTGCGGGCGTTGATATCACCGGCAATCTTACCGCTACCGGTACGATTTCGGAAGGCGGTACGTTACTGTCCACCAAATACGCGCCGTACTCCAATCCGAACTTTGCCACGAACGTTTCCATATCGGGCGCTGGCGGCGCTCTGACGATGATACCGCGCGACGGCACGACTGGTAACACCATCGTGTACTCGAACACGGCCAATCAGCTACGGTTTCAGCAGGCAGGCACGGACCAACTTGTCGTTACAAGTAGCGGCGTGACCATAGCGCCGAACGCCACCATGAGCGGCAATTTGACCGTGAACGGTACACTTACCGGTGCCAGTACCGGCAAATTTCAAGGCTCGGTTACAGTTGACGGTGCATCAAATTCATTCCGCTCGTTGTTTTTTACGGCGTCCGGCGGTGCTGTAGCGTCGGTTGACCTACTGAACGACAACTCTACGGTACGCTACAATGCGCCGACCACGCATCGCCTAGACATAAATGGCACTCAAGCGGTTGCCGTAACGAATTTGATCGTAACCTCCGTGGACCTATCGTTGCAGCGTACCAGCAACGCGAACACAGGAGCGCTGTATTTCGGACCATCTAGTAACAATCGGTACATTTTCTACGACGGTAGTAACTACACGCTGAACGGGGCTTCCTCAACTCAGTTCTTGAACAACGGGTTTTACGCCAGTGCCGGTGCGGCGACCTCATATTGCCTATCATCTGTACAACAATGGCGGTGTGACTGAATGGTTGCTGTACCAACCGGCAAGCGGCACTAGTAGCGATTTCCGTATCGGCAGGGGCGCAGGCGGCGTAATTAGCCAAGACTGCCTTGTCATTAACGGGAGCACAGGTGTTGTTACCGTCGCTACGGCTGCGGCTGGTACGAACAACACGCAAGTTGCCACGACCGCGTTTGTGCGTACGGCCAAAAACCCTGTCGGACAGAACACTGCGTCCACCGCTACCTTGACGCCTACGTTTGACGACGACTTCTGCGAAATTACTGCGCAGGCGGCGGCGCTTAACATTGCTAATCCCACCGGTACCGCCGTAAACATGTGGGGCATTGTCCTACGTATCAAGGACAACGGCACGGCGCGAGCCATTACATACGGCACGCAGTATCGCGGTATCGGTGTCACACTACCCAACACCACTGTACTCGGCAAAACATTGGTTATGGGTATGATTTACAACAGCGCCCTCACCAAGTGGGACGTTATCAACGTGAGCCAAGAATAATGAAACCGATACAGATTGCGCGTATGGTGCAAAACCTAGGTAGCGGTTCGTACGGGGGCGGCTCGTCCGATACGCAGACTGTTACTAGCGGCGCAAGCGGCAGCGCTGTAAACGGGGATCGCGTCCGTGGATTTGTGACCGGCAGTCTCGGTTCTATCGCAGACGGTACTAGCAATTTGTACAGCGGTGCGGCCATTCGCGAATTAGCGTCCGTAGAAAACACCGACTTCGACGTAGTTTTGCAAATAACGGGCGTACTAGCAAATTCCGGGTGGACCTCGATGAACGTTGGCGGAACACACGTACTGTTACGCGCAGACGCCGGTTTCTCAACAGCAGGCGGTAATTCCACATGGACGTGGACAGCAGCAGGGCAGTTGTTCGGCAGTAGCGGTACCGTAACAGTCGTAGGTTTTTCGTAGTAGCGTAGGTACTTCGGGGGAAGTACTAAGGGGTGGGAGTACGGGGAATTGCCGGGGGATACGAGCATGGATGCGGACAGCCGCGTAAAGCTGGCCGAAATCGGCGGCGACATTAAACGCATATTCGACTTCATTACAAGGCAGGCAGACGATACCAAACGTATCGACCAGCGCTTGAACCATCATGGCGAGCGCCTGACGTCGCTTGAGAACGCGCATAACCAGAACATCGGCATGGTCAAGTCGGCAAAGATCATGTGGCTTGTAATGGGGAGCGGCGGCGGTGTCGTCGTAACGGGTATTGCGGCAATCGTCGCACGCGCAAAGGGGCTGTAACATGGTGAACGTAACTCGCACACTGGCGCACAAGTGCAAATTGCCGACACTAGGCACGCCTACCATTATCACGTACCACTGCGCGGACACGCCTGAGGGGCGCGACGACAAGGCGGAAAAGATCGTCGGTATGGACATGGTGCGGTTCAAGCAGCCGTCCTACCACTTCGTTGTCGAACTCGACGGCAGCGTAGTACAGTGCCTAAAGCTAACCGAACTCGGCGCGCACGTGGGGCAGCACAATCACCACAATATTGGCGTGTGCTATGTCGGCGGACGTGGCCTCGACGGCAAAACGAAAGACACGCGCACGCAGGCTCAGAAAGCCTCACTGCGCAGGATTGACGCGGAGTTGAAGGCCGCGTTCAAAACCATTACCGTCAGCAAGGGTCATAGGGATTGGTCGCCGGACCTAGACCATGATGGTAAGGTCGAACCGCACGAGTGGCTGAAAATGTGCCCGTGCTTCGACGTGGCGACACAACTCTAGTACAGGGGGTTACAATGCAGGGTAAGTTCAGCGGTTCCAAAACGTACATCGTGGCGGGCCTCGCCATTCTCGGCGCGGTCGCGGGGTACCTCGACGGCGACCTGGGCAAAGTCGCGGCGGGGCAGGCCATTCTCACGGCGGTTCTCAGCATCACCATTCGCCATGGGATCAAGACCGGCGCTTAAAATCGCCGCTGTGCCGGATTTTCCGGCCATGACTGAGCGGTACAGAATTGCCAGTTCATAGGACTGCTCAAAAGGAAGAGGCCCTAGGATCGCACCCTAGGGCCTCTTTTCTTATTGGGCCGAATCGATCGGGCCGGGGTCCAACTCGTTAAGCCTGCGGCCTCGCTGTACAGACAATTTCCGCGATTTTGTCTGTACGCGCTTCGGTCTTTCAGCCGCCTTCTGCGCATCACGTAGTACGCGCATACCGGTATCTAAGTCGGCTAACATGCGCTCGTACTTGTCACGTACTCGCTTCGGCTGCTTGAACAGCTTTGGGTTGTCCTCTAGCGTCTTAAGCCAGCGCATTATCTTAGCGCGCTCCCGGTTCACTGCTTTCATGGACAGTTCCAGACCGGGGAACGCCAAACCTGCGTATGCCATATCAGTACCTTTCAAAGAGCCGTCCCCAAACCCTAGGGACGGCCCCTTATAGCATAGTACTGCGCTAGTGTCGAGTACGCTACTTCACCTGTGCCAGTAATTGCGCCCATTCAGCCTGCTGTTCGGCTCCGTTCATCGCATGTGCAATGCAACTCGCCGCGTTTTCGTCCACCGCGTCCGCGTACTGTTCACCGTCACATAGCACCTGTTTTCCGTACGCCGTGTACCGACCTACAGGGCATAGCGGGATTGTCAGGCCGGGCAGTGTGTCCTGTACCGGTTCGGGCTGTACGATCCCCGGCAGCGTAGGTGCCTTGTTTGACCAGTGCGTAGTAACCAAACAGAGCGGGCAATTGCACTCGTCGCCGATTAACTTCTGTACTTCCATTTCCTATACTCCCCACCCTCAATCTTACGCCACACGTACCACTCTAGTAGGCACATTTGGATTTCCGCGTTCGACAATCCGCAGTACCCGCGCTCGCAGACACGTGTGACACACTCCGCAAGCGAAACTGATAGTTCATCGTGCTTGAAGCCGCACAGCCCTAGCGCACGGCGCAACCGCGCGTCACTGCACTGCCACAGCAAATCATAATTCTTGTACGTGTGGTCCCGCCACAGCTTACCGCTGTCGTACTTCTCCACGTACTCTAGGAAGTCCCCGAACTTCACAATCCTGCCGCCCACACAGCGTTGAAACCAATGTCGGCGGGCGTATCGTTCGTAAGCAACGTCACGTCGCCTTTCATATGCGCAATTATATTCTGTACTTTAGTTTGGCGGCTCCGCACGAACTTGTCGCTTTGCTGGCGCTCAGCCGTCCGCCTCGCCTCTAGGATCATAGGGTGGCACGTCACCACGCCAACCCGCAAGGCAACGCCAGAGACGCGCAGCGCGTCAATAAAGCTGGCATTGCCTAGCCGGTCGCCTTCGATCACCACAGGGCGCTCAGCGGCCTTGCAAAACTCGACGGCATGGGGTTGCACGGCCATACTAAGCCTATCAGTGCCGGGGAACTGTTGATCGTTGTCGTACACGCCTAGCAACAGCACGCGGCCTATGTAGTGCGGCGTCCACTTTTGCAGCTTGAACCGCCACTCGCCACGCGACATGATAGCACGCGCTATAGCGCTCTTGCCCACGCATGGCTCCCCGATTAACAACGTAACGTTCATAACAGCCGCAACGCCTCTTCATGCTGGCGAATACGGCCTTCCCACTGAGCACGTAGCACCGGGAACTTGTTACCGTACCACTCGATTAGTTTCTTACAGTCCTCATAATCTGCGCGGGATGGGTACCGCTCAAAGTATGTCGGGCAACCCGGATACCACGCCATTATTCACCCCCGTTTGTCGAACGGAACTGTGTAACTTGCCGATGTACTCCGTAAGTTCGACGCTATTAACAAGATGCTCAGTATTACACTCAGCGCACCAATAACGAATAAGAACATACGGTACCCCCTCCGGTAGTTCTTTGCCGCAGCATTTCATTTTGCACCGCCAGTAAGCCCGTGCAGGCCGGTGGCGCACTCACGGCAGCGCATAGACCTCTTATCGCTACCGTCGAATACGGCCTTACAAGTTATGCATGATGCCGTATAATTGCCGGGAGCCCAACCGAAACGCTTAAGTTCTTCGTCCGGTACATGATAGTCTTGCCAGTTCATAGTCCTAGCCCCTGCAACGGGCTTGTGCCGTACAGACCCATGCCCCTGAGTTGTTGATACTGACGCAGCGCCGACCGGAACCGCGTCTGATCGTCCCCGTTCTCGCCTAGGTTGGCGAACATCAAATCATCGGTAGTATTCCGTGTAAGTAGAGAGTGGATACCGACAATGTTCTTTTGCCCACTCCGCGCAAGCCTTGCGTTCGTCTGCAAGTAACGCTCTAGGCTCCACAACATAGTGAACCATACTAGATGGTGCCCCCCAAACTGTAAGTTCAAGCCGTGAGCCGCGCTTTGAGGGTGAATTAAAAGAATAGGTATGTAACCGCCGTTCCATTGATCAACAATCCTTTCAGCGTTCTTTTGTCCAAAGCAAGAGTACGCCATACCCTCTTTCTCAAACCGGGCTTTCAGGCGTGCCAAGTCGTGCTTGAAATAGTATGGCACTAGAACGTTGGCGTTCAGCGTGTCTATCAGGTCAATGCACCTGTCTAGTTTCCGGTCGTGCAGTAATTGCCAATCCTTCTTGCCGAACTCGTCAGTGTGGTAAATCGCACCGTTCGCGAACTGCCAGCACATCATACTCTTAGCGCCGCCGTTCTGCGCCAGTACTGTATCTTTTTGCAGTTCTAGGATCGCTTCGGCTTCCAGCAAGTCGTACTGGCGGCGCAGTTCGTCCGGCAAGTCCACGTAATGCTTGTGCGACGGCGGCACCGGGTTAATCCGGTCCTTACTGGCGTCCCCGATAGTCTGCGGCAACACGCCGTAGTCAGCAGCGTTCAACTCCACAGTAATATCGGCAATAAGTTCGTGTATCCGTTCCGGCGCTCCATTGCGTGCCTGCCAATCGGGGCGGCTTTCGGCCTCTTCGTCGTTCACTTCGTACTTGTGGACGTGTTCAGCTACTTCCTGCGTCTTATGAAAGAAGCGGTTACGGTACGTATCAAACTTGCGGTGCAAGCGCTCCCCATGGTCAATCAAGTAGAACGGCGACCATAGGTTCATCATGCTTTGGGGCGAGGGCGTGCCCGTCAGTACTCCGCTGCGCACGAACCTGTGCGGCGGCACACGAATAATGTGGCCGTCTGCGTCTTTGCCCCACACGCGCCCGCTGATCGGATCGCGCAACTGCGCCTGCGTCCCGTAGTTGCTGAGTACGCGGAACCGCTGTGAGCGGTTGTCTTTGAACATGCTGCTTTCGTCTATCAACAGCACGTCAAAGCGGCCCCACTCGGCGCGGAGGTATTTGTGGAGCCATTTCAGACCCTCGGGGTTAATCAGGTACACGTCCGCTGGCCTCGCCAGTGCGAACGCCCGCGCCTTCTCGTCGCCCCGGATCAGGCTGAATGTAAGGTGTTGCGTATGTGACCATTGCTTAGCTTCCTGCCGCCACACGGTTTCGCACACCTTGATTGGCGCGACTAGTAGCACCGGGCGTTTGGTGATGCCGTGCGCCTTCCAGTTCACAATAGCGGTAAGGCCGATAACAGTCTTACCAAGGCCCATATCAATGTGTACAGCTACCCCGTTCCGGCGCTCCCATGACAGGAACTTGCCGGTTGCCATGTCGCGGATAGGGTAGCCGTTGTACAACTGATATGCGGCCCTAATCTGGTACGCGCGCATAACGTGATGCGGCGGTGCCAGCTTATGCCCGGTTATGAACTGCGGTGCGTTCATCGCATCCACTTCGTTTCTTGCACCATACGCTCAACTAGCGCGTCGGCTTCTTCAAATGTACTGACGAAAGGGCGTACGTCTAGGCCGCGCGCCTTCCAATCCTCTGCGACGAACACCTGTAGCGGGCGCGGTTCCTCGCCGGGGCGCTTAACCTCGACAAAGGACGGCGGGCGCGGTGCGTACTTGGGCCATATTATCATGCGATCCATTACGCCATTGTGGCCCGGTGTTTGCAGTTTCAGTACGCGAAACCCGTACTTTTCTAAGCGCTTCAAGCGCTTCTCAACTACACATTCTTTCATTCCCACCCCCTCAGGTACTAGGCGCGTACGCCCCAATCTTTGGGTTTCACGCGAATTGCGTACCGGGGCTTCCCAAGCCAACGGTACTCGTCGTCCATGAACCGGCTATCGGCACGCACGTATCGTTCGTCGCCCGGTTCCCACGGATGATCCATGACTAGGTACCGCCCCGGCTTCTTGATAGCGGAATGGTACCGAACGCCCATGTCTGTCATGCGGCACATTACAGTCGCCCTTTCTCTACTGAAACCTGAACGTTGCCGTCACGCGTGCAAATTTCGTACGCGCAGCCGGGGGACGCCATAGCGTGCATACCTAGCTGTTGCCGGGCGGCGGTGCGCATCTTAATGCGCTGGCCCTCGGATGCGTGCTCCCAACTATCCGGGTGGATCATCGCCGTTAGCTTGCACGATACAGTGACCGGATTGAACGCTTCCTGTTCGACCGGATAAGAGCGCGCCACGTAGGGCAGCGTTTTGTCGCCCGAAGGGAACAGCGCGTCCGGTATGAGGCGCAGTACTACAAATACCGCTCCCATAGGCTTTGCCTTGCGCGCCCACTGTTCGAAGCAGAACTCTTGCCCTGCTTTGTCGTACTTAGTCCACAAGTCCTCGTCGTACTCGACAAGGTAGCAGGGTTGCCCCGCATGGTTTTCGACTATTCGCGGCGATACCGCAGGTGGCCTTGTTACTTCATTCATTGTACTTCCCTTCCTAGCAGTTACTTACCGTACCGTAGCATTTCCGCGCCCTCCGCCTCCACCGGTAAGTCGGTAATCCATGGTGGCAGATTACACATAAGTTGTACTAGATGATCGTGCGAGCCGAAACCATCGTCCGGCAGCGTGATAACTTCGTCGTGCACTAAACCGACGACCGGATACCCGGCTTCGTCCACGTTAAGAGCGCCGACTGCACACACGTCGCGAGCGGTACCCTGTACGATATTCTCAACGAGTTTCCCGCCGTAAGTGTCCTCACGGTACGACTTGCCGCCCCACTCTGTACGAAATGACAGCTTCTCAACGGTACGGCCCCAACGTTCGCCGAGGCGAATTTTAGGCCGGTAGTAGGCAATGTGCCTGCCACTAGGCAGTGTACAGATAAGCCAGTACCTTTCGGTGTCAATTCGGTGGACATGAAATACGACGCCAGTACCAGTGAGGCCGAACGCCTGTCCCTCGTTTGCCGTTGCAAGTATCGCAGCACGCTCAACTCGCGCCCATAAACCATTTTCATAGTTCGCAATCTCCGGGTGTGCGTTGCGGTACTTCTTAACAATCTCGTCGGCTTCCTCGCGCGAGATAATCAAGTCGATGTTATCGCAGTACTCCACAAAAGTACGACCGCCAACTCCGAAGCCGCACCCAAGCTGAGCAGACTTAGCCTTTTGACGGTGCCCTTCCCATTGTTTAAGTACTTTAGGCTTACCGTTTTTGATTGTAACACAATCATCGTACGATCCCATTTCATTAGGGTACATGTATTGCGCGGCAAAACGCGTGTACACATCGTCGCCGTTGCGGAAGGCGTCTAACACCCATACGCAACGGGCGAGCCATACGAGCACGCGGGCCTCAATCTGCGCGTAGTCGCCCGATACGATCCGCTTGCCCTTGGGAGCCGCGATAAAGCCCCTCATAGCCTTCGCCAGAGCGCCTAGGGGACGCGGGAAGCGCAGCCCGGCCTCAAACACCCATTCGGGCTGCTGTGGCATGTCGTCGAGCGGTGGACCGCCGTTATGGCCCACCATGCCGGGGTTGCTCCACCACGGCCCTTCTAGGTACTCGAACATGCCCTTGAGCACGGCCATGTCGGGGCGGGTGAAATTCTGAGGCTGGATGCGCTTGGCGCTCCACCGCAGCGTGTGCGCGCCGCCGTACAGGAACAGCCCGCGAGCGCGCCCGTCGCTGTCCGTACAGCGCACCATTGTTTCTAGTTTCTTAATCGACGCCTTAGACGTTTCGAGCCGGATATTGATAACGTCCTGTAAATCTTCCGGTAGGTCCGCAAGCACTATGCGCTTTAGTGTCTTACTGCGTAGGTCGCCCAAGTCGTCAATCTCTTCACGCTGCTTGATGTAATCAAGTATTCGGTCGCGCTGCGTCGGGTTGACGCCAGTAATCTCGTTGAACCGCTCTGTGTTGAGTTGCGTATAGTGGTCCGCGAACTCCATGGCGCGCTTTACCGAATGTACGTCAATAGGCATACCCCGCGTGTTAATCCGAAAATCAAGATCGAACACCCTTTGCTCGAAATCCGGTAAGTCAGGTAGCATCCGATCAATGCCGCACTCAGTAAGAACATCGTCAATGCAATACGCTTTACCTTTCGCGTACAGTTCCGGCTGTTCGTGCGGCTCATACCACATGTCCTTAATGATACCGAGTTTCTTCGCGCCCTTGTACTTGCGCGGCTTGCAAAAGTCATTGATGAATTGCTTACCGGCTTCGTTCTTTTGGAAGTTCAGTTCAAGGTCGCTTGCGGAGCCTTCAAGGCTGGCGCGTATGCCCCAATACCGGGAGCGCGCGGCGGTGCATGACCAACGGGCGGGCATGGGCCAGCCCCATTGGCGTACCAGTATCCAGAATGTGATAGCTTGCTCGAACCGGGCGTTGTGCGCCACGAACATATCGTCGCGCGCCACTGCATCTAACCACCATTGCGGGCAGCGCGGCTTGTACGAGTTCAGCAACAGGCTATCTAGGGGTTGCGCCGGGAACCGTGTCCTCGCGTACTCAGGATCAGCGAAGAAGTCTAACAGGTCCGGCAGCATATCCAAGCCCTCAGTGTAATGCGAAAGCATCAGGGGGCTTGTGGTAGGGTGTTGTGCGTAGGCGTCTGCGCCGACTTTTGGCAAGTCGGCCAGCGAGCGTGTTTCAAAGTCTAGGTGAGTTCGGTACACGCCCGCTGGCCTTCCTGTTAGGCGAACGTGCCGGTTGAAAGGAACCGGGTGAGCGACGCAAGCGCGCCGTCCGTGTCCACCGCCACGGCCTCGAACGACTGCGCCATTTTGACGTTCGCCGTACCCGGTATCATGTACCGAACATTGCCCGCCAGCGCGAAACCGTTGGAAACCTGACGGCAATTCACGTCGAAATGCTTCTCGGTGCCTTCAATGGCCGCGAGGAACGTAGCTTCATCCATTCTCAGTACTCCTGTTGTGGGGCCGCTGTAAGGTCGCGGCCCATTCACCCCCTTGCGGGATTACAGCATCGACGGCAAGCCGTTCGACGTTCCGAAACCGGTTGCAGGCGCGGGGTTGATAGGCGTAGCGCCGGGCGGCGGTGCGATACCGGCAAGCGCGTCAAACTGCCCCTTGGCGTCGGGACGTCCGCCACCGCCGAGCCGTTCGCCGTCCCATGCTTTCTGTACGTTGTTCAGACGCACGCTGATGTAGCGTTTACCGCTGTACTCCGTACCAAAGATGATGCCGGACGCACGCGCGAAGCAACCGCTGTACAGGTCCACCGGCAGCAAGTCCTCTTTGTTCGGGCCGATGATGCCGGGCTGTCCGCTTACCGGAACCCACTTGGTAGGGTCCTGAGGGTTGCGCGCCATTTTGGCCTTGCTCTTGATCGACAAGTACACGTGGCCGCGCAATTCCTCCTTACCCTTCGTGTTGTGCTCCGGGTTGTCGCCGTCGCGAAGGAAAGGCTGTACGTGAAAGAAATTGGGATCGTATGTGCCCGGTACCCATTTCTTATCCCGCGCCTGCGCCGCCAATGTACGGAGCGGAATAAGCGTAGTTTCCAGTTCCGACTTAGGCCACATCAGCGTAACCTTGTAGTGCATGATCGGCGCGCCCGTTTCCGGGTCAAACTTCGGCTTGGGCGGGTTGCCGTCCGTATCCTGCTGCGGCTCCGCGATGCTTTCAAACACCACACGCCCGATAGGTGTTTGAAACTCGATAAAGTTAGGCTCTTGACCAGTTCTACTCATATCAATATCTTTCCATTCTGCTGTGCGGGGCCGCTTGTAATAGCGCCGAACTCACTACCCCGTCTGTGAGCCGGTCGCGCATCGGTTGCCCGTTCAAGTGTCAGGCCACCGCTGTTCTCTCGTACATGTTCCGCTAGGGCGTTATCCCATACTTGTTTCCAACCGCCACGCGGCAGTTTCTTGTCGCGGCTCCATGCCTTAATTAAATCCTCCACGCCCTTGACCGTAAGCGGCTGTTGCGTGTGCATTTTGTGCTCCGGTACGTTGAACACGTCGCGAAGCACATTCTTAACCGGACCGTACTCTAGGAACTCGCGGTCACGTCGTCCCTTCACGCACTTGTAACCGGCTATGCTTCGGTCCATCTGCATAATTCGCATCATCGCCGCCTTGCGCAGTTCGTCGCGCAGTCCGTGCAACACTTCGGCATGATCCAGCGCCTTGGCAAGCTGTTCGTCGGACATGGCGTTCACGTCCGCAGGGTACCATGCGTCGGCGGCTTCCGTCTGCGCGTACGCGAGGAAGGCGGCACAGTTGCCACGATGGGGGCAGTAAGACTTCTTACAGTGCTTACCGGCCACAGCTACATCGGGGTTTGCGATGCTCCACGCAATCTTAGCGCGCCATGCCTCTATGTCGGCCTGCGTAACCTCTACAGTCCGTATTGGCCCGTCAATATGGGAGGCGTTCGGCTGAAGTACGCTGATGTACATACGCCGCCTAGGACCATGCCGCGCAATCGCACCGAGCAAATAGGTAAGCATTTGTTCGTTACCATGTACGTCAACGACAACATACCCATTTTTGTAATCAGCGATATGTAGTACCTCCGGTGATACAAACGTAACGTCTGCCGTCCCGAACTCTCCGGTTTCCGGTATGTCATAAACTTCCTCCGCGTACACTTTGCAGTCCGGGCCATAGGACGCACGTTGCTGCGCAATCCACTCCATCACCACCGCTAGGTTTTCGTTCAAATCTTCGTCCTCTGTAACCGGCTCCATAATGCCGAACAGAATGGCAGTCTCTAGTTGGTCGTGCGCGTAGTCACCTTTAGTACTGGCTTCGCTTTCATCATTAGGGTACAACTGCGCGACCGTAGAAGAAACGGGACACACAGACCAGCGTGCAGCCGCAGAGGGTGGCCGCGCCTTTGCATGTGCTTTGGCTGCTACTTGTTGCATGTCCCGTTCCAACTCGTTACTTGGCTTCTTCGTCGCCGGTTGTTGTGTCCATACCCACATCGCCGCCGTATCCGTGATACAGCCGCTCCGCGAGCGCGTACCCTTCTAGCAACCAGATTTTGTCCCGCGCGTTACTGTACGCAATCTCGTTGCCAATAGTCTGATCGTAATTCGCCGGATCAACGCAAGCGCTTTCGCCAATTACATTGAAGCCGTTCCGCAGCGTAATAACGCAAATGGTAAGCACACCATGGTACAGGAAAGTGTGCGTTTCAATAACGCTGTCAACTCCGGCCTCGGTGACGCGGTTAGCGCTAGGGAGGTTGTTCAGTTTTTCGTTCAAGTCGTCCATGTTACTTCTCTTTCTACGCGCGTGCGCGCGAGGTTAGATGATCGAAGCCGGGGCAGCGGCGACGGGCTGCGCAGCAGCGGCTGCTTGGAACTGCGCAATCACTTGCTGAAAGCGGGTGTACAGTTCGCCGTACTGGTGCGGCTGTGCGTCCGGCAGAGCGCCGATACCCATAGCGGCCATTTGCGCCTGCAACGCGGCCTTAAGGTTCGGGTCCGCCACGTGCGGCGTGATAAGCGCCGTGATCTGCTCAGCGGACACCGTGGGGACGGCCTGCGCCGCCACAGGAGCGCTAGAAGGGAATGCACCGGTCGTCGCAGGCAGGCCAGTCAAGTTCGGTCCACCAGCAACCCCTGTGACACCGCCAACGGGGTTCGGGGTGATGCCCGGCTGCGCATTGGCGTTTCCCGCGCTCAACTGCGCGAGGATCGTTAGCACCTGATCTAGCTTAGCGTGTAGTTGTTCGATTGTACCAGACATTGTATTCTCCTTGGTTTGCCGCTAGTTCCGTGCCAACTGGTAGCCGAACTTAGTACTAGTAATCTCACCCTCGAACTTCATAGTGGTGAGTACCTTTGTAAGCCGGGCTTTCGACACGTTCGGCAGGAGCGCGGTTAGTTCCTGCTG